TCAGCCAGCACAACACCAAGTTGTTGAGATATTGGAATCTCGGACAGCCGGGTGCAAGTGCCGACTCTATAGTTCGTATGCTGTATTCGTGCGAGAAAGTGCTGTTCCCCAAAATCATTATTGTGATGTGGCCCGGCATGGCAAGACGAGAAAGGTTGGACAAGTTCCCCCAGAATCTTCTAGGCACACACAAGACATTGAAGCACGAGAACGCCGACACCGACATCAACAATTTCCTCAAGGGCGTCTTCTTCGTTGAGAAGTTCGCAGAGAAGAACGGTTGCAAGACATTCCACTGTTTCAGTGACCTGTTCTATGATTTCTCCAGTCCAGGAAACTCTCCTCCGATACTGGCCAAGTACACACTTCGGAACTGTTGGCCATACTGGGACACATTCACCCAACGGCAACTGCATGGCCCCAGCGTGGCCAGAGACGGTGTACACTACGGTGTGGAGAACCACAAAAGGTTTGCGGAAATCTTTTTGGAAGCGTTTGGTTCCAGACTGAAGTAGTCTATGTCAGCAACCAGGTGTTGCCGATGTCTGACCTACTGCACCTCTCCAGCATCTCCTTGAACGCGGGGTCATCCAATGGTGGCAGTTTGGACTTGAAGTCGGGCATGGTGCCCCAGTCCTCTATCAGTGAGAAGTTCACCCTGTCAGCGCCATAGCGTTCTCCCAATGACAGCATGTCATCCATCTCGTGATGGTTGTCCTTCTGCACCACGAAGTACAGTATGAACTTGAAGCCGTGCTTCTGTTTGGCATCGGCTATGCTCTGCAGGTTCTCGTTGACCTTGTCCCAGCGTCCGCCCAGTCTCAGTTTCTCATAGGTCTCCCTGCTGGCGCCGTCTATGCTCACGCCCAGTTCGTTGAGGTTCCTCATCACGTATGGCACACGTGTGTGGAACTCGCGGAACATCAGTGCGTTGGTCAGTATCGAATATTTTATGTTGTCACGCTCGGGCGTCTGCTCCATGAAGTGCCTGTACACGTGCGATGCGAATGGGTCACCATCCGATCCTATGTGCACCTGTATGTCGTGGTCGTAGTCGTACAGCCATTCGTTGATCCTGTCCGCCAGCCTGATGCCCAGGTTGTACGCGGAACCCTCCTTGTGGAATATGAGGTTCTTCCTGCAACTGGGACACCTCAGATTGCAACTGTCGTCTATGGCCAACCTCAGGTGTCGGATGCCACCCGCGGGTCGATCGAACATGTTCTTCTTGATGTAGGTGCACTGATGGTTGTTGCAGTAACGGTACGTGCCGTCCGCGATGGAATCCTGTAGGTGTTTGTGCATGTCGGATCCCACGATCTCGGCCAGGCTCTTGACCTGTAGGTTGCCAATGCTCTGTGGTAGCCACGCTGTGCATTCACAGGCGTAGCACGAACCCTGCTTGTCTATCAGCACAGTGTCGTAGGGCCTCGCACACCTGCTGGTAATCTTTAGGTCCTTGTTGGTGTCAATGCCGTAGTGTTCGAACAATCGCTTGTTTATCATCTGTTGGGATCGGTGATCATGTCCAGAGTAAGGACTACGTCTTCGGGCACAGTGTTCTTGGGTGTGTTGGCGTTGTCTTTCTTCTTCCTACGCCTTCGTTCTTCACGTTCCTGTTGCTTCCGCAATTTTTTGTCACCTCGAGTGCTTTTGTAATCATAGTGTATGCCCATCGTGGAACTCCCATTGTTACTGTTAATTATGGTTCAGGTCAGGCCGGCTTTACGCTTTTACGCTTTCGCGTATTTTCTAAAAAACGCATTTTTGGTAATTTACGCTTATAGGCCTGTGGGTAAAAATACTCGATCTACTACATTGATATTACCCAATGGCATGTATTCCATCTTGATTAGATACTGTTCTAATTCATCTAGATTATAGCCAAATTTGCGTGTGAGGGCCTTGTTACTAAACTCCAACACAATAATTGGTCTGCTTTGTTTGATTGTCTGCTGGGCACCTTTAAGGACATTCAATTCGTATCCTTCGGTGTCTATCATCATGAGATCTACGTTACGCAGTTTCAGACTATCAACAGTTCTTATTGGATGTAGTCTACCTCCACCTGTTGGATCGACATGCATACCCAATGGTCCTCTACGCCTATTTTTTGCGGACCAGTCATTAGTTGCAACTGATGTATTTGTATCTCCTATTCCGTAAGGATGTATTGTAACATTTTTATCATCTTTTAGATTCAGTTTACAGCATTCCAATATATCAGTTGGAAAATCAAATGCATGTACCTGCTCGAAGTTAGCAGATAAGAATTTCGTAAAGAAACCATAATGGCACCCTATATCTAATGCTGTTCTCTTGCCGTAAGCATAATGCTTAAGGACCTCTGCCATATTTTTTTGATCTGCTTTAGTGATATCTTTATTTTTCTCAAGTAGTTTATCGTACATTGGATCATTTACAATGACATGCCAACCGAAATAATCTCTAGTCTTCATTAGAAATTCTCCCATTGCAATGGACGTGTTGTGCATTTCAATAATGATTCACCGCCCACAATGTTTTTATACTTGTGATCATTCCACTGATCCACGAGCAACTGATACCAACCCCACTCGGCACCAAGCAGTTTCTGTTCGTTTTTCAACTTGTAAACATTCTTTAATCTATCACGAGGATGAAATAGCAAATGGTCAAACAATCTCCATTTACATCTTGGACCGGTGTGATCATATTCTGTCAAGGTATGTCCAGGTGTTGGATTATCTTTTCCACCCTGATAAAATCCAACGTTCCAGCCATCTAGTAACATTTCTATGTATGGTTTGAAATCCACTTTAGTTGAAACTAATGTATCAAAACGTGTCTTTATTATGTGTGTGTATTCTTTAGGTAGGCTTTCAACTAGATCGGTATGAGAAATGATTTGATTGGCACTGTAAGTGAATTGCTTTGCCATTCCTTTCCGTTCTATCTTCCCGCCGGGTCTGGTATATCTTCTATAAATTTCACAGTCAGGTTTTTGTTTTGCTTCTAAAATGCAATGATAGTCCCACTCGGGTTCGGGACTGTACAGGCAATTAGCAACGTCTGGTTTTGGGTAACCTTCCCATTGTTGAAAGAAAAAATCATATTCCCCAAATACTCTACGTTGTAACTCCACAACTTTTTTATACTCGGGTATTCTACTAGTGATACCACTTACACAAACTGCTATTTTCATTGCCAATCCTTTTCAGTAGTTATTGTTCCCACTTTTGGTTTGGAATAAATCAAGTTACCGTCAGCGTCCCAGGTATGCCATTTTTGTTTACTCCCCCAAAGATGATTATGCCAATTGGGTAGGATGTTTTTCATAACACTTTCAATGTTTTGTGATACTTCATTCCAATTTTTCTGTAAACATATCCATTTCAAGTTGTATATGTCAACAAAACTGAGATTGTCTATGCAGGCATCGTGCCAGTCTTGCTCACATTCTATTTGCTTATTAACCGTCGAAAGGAAATTCATTGCTAGACTTGTGATTCCAGTCTTGGTAGGATACCATGTATCGATGTTCCAACATTTTTTAATGAACTGTAAGTCGCCATACATAAACAGGTCACCTATTTGTGGTCTGTCTATTGCGGTCTGCTGGGTAACTAGCAATTTTTTATTCCCTAACAGTTTGTTACAGTAAGCGTCGATATTTTCTATTAGATGTATCGAATCTGCCCTCGTCTTTAAAATTTTCTCAAAGCCTCTAGATTCCGCATGGTCATAGGCTATATTGCAAAGTCTCGGATGTCCAACGTTGATATCTTTGGCATTTATCTGATCTTCCCAATGTATGAAATCACAAACTCCGTTATCAATATTCGGTTTCAATCCATGTCCTGCTAATATAATGTAGGAGTTAGGATTGTTCTGCCTGGCATGTCTGGCCGCAAATTCTATAGGTTCCAATTTATATTTTTGGTCCTGCTCTACGTAGGCGTGTGTTAAAATAATACAATCAGTCAAACTTATCTCCAAATAAATTTATGTCTTCTATAAATGCGTCAGCCACTGCTTGTATCATTTTTTCATTAGTATAATATTTTTTGTAATTTTTTTCTCGTGGTGCTCTTCGTAATTTTTTTGTAGTTGAAAACTTTTCCGATGATAAGTTTATTTTTTCAAAACAAAACTTAATATCGTTTTCAAAGTTATCATACAAACAAATTTTATCAACCGCCTGTTTGCCGTCGATGTGTGTATACTCCACTGTCGGTTTGAAGTTTTTATGTTGCCTCCACTTGCTGTTTGCAAACTCTATCACAAAAGTTTCAAAATTTTTATAGTCTAACAGTTCTTTGGACCATGTGAGATGAAGTTGGTCTGTTGTATAATCATGCCAGAACGAGACCATACGATCCCATGGATTCCTATGAAAGGCAAATTTAAAATATGATTGACTGTTTGTAATATTGTATTTTTCTAATATTTCATAAATGCTCGAATGATAATCTCCGACTAGCCATTTACATTTCTTTGTGGCTAGTTCAGGAATCACGTGTTCACTACGCATAAAGTTTTGTATCGTGGTTGTGCCGGTTTTAGGCACCGCAACAAAAATGTATTGCGGATCTGAGTTATGAATGATCATATTATAAAAGTTTTTGTAGTCTTGTAAAATGTCTACCGCCATCAAATGATGTGTTCAACATTGTTTCAATTATTCTTTGCAGTTGTGCCTTGTCTACATATTTCGATGGTATAGAAAAATGGTTTGCACAGTTGTGTTTAATGGCATGTTGTGCCATGTACTCATCAAAACAAAGTGCCGATATAACACCCTTTACTTTGTTTGCTGTAATATTTGCTCCCTGTCCTGATCTACAAAAACTTATCCCATGACTACATTCGTTATCCTGTATCAGTTTTGTAACCTGTAAAACATAGTCTGGATAATCACACGCCTTGTTTGTAAAAGTTCCAACATCTATGTAAGGTAAGGCCATTGTATCCAAAATATCTTTACATTGTTTTTTTATATCAAAACCAGAATGATCACTGGCAAGTGCAATTGGTTTATCACCAAATCTCGTGATTACTTTTTTTACAAAAAATTCAAAATGATTCGGAGTGCCCAAAACGTGCATTTTTTCTGTATTGGCGGCTGTTACCTTTAATCCATCTCTAATCATCAAATTGTACATAGGTGCGATATAAAATTCATTTTTTACAAGTATATTGTTTTCAATCATCTCGTCAGCATATTTTAGAAACATTTTTCCTGATTTGAAATGATACAATCCCACGTTTGCTTCTTTTGATATGACTTCCTTTTCTACAACATTTGTCACTATTCCGTCCTCACCATACTCAGAATAACTGTGGTCTGGACTGTTTGCTGTAAAAGTCAAAAGGAAACCATCACTGTCCTGTTGTATAGAGTCTGGATTGAAAGTTGGACCAAAATGAACATCTGGTGTATAAATTATTAATGGCAGGTCGTTATCTACATGTTCCCTGGCCAATGTACAAGTTTCTAAAGCACCCCTTGTAACCTTATTAACTTTAACAATTTTGATATCATCTCCGAACTTTTGTTTTAGAATTTTATCAATACTAAAATTATAGATGTGATCAACACGTACCATAAAAATCAAATTACAATCTTTTATATCTACAGATTCGAGAGCCCAATCTATCACGTGTTTATTTCTTGCCAGTATAAGTGGCTTCGGCATCGTATATCCTGCGTCAATGAAACGTTGAGCCTTACCGGCAATTGGTAATAAAAGATTATATTTTTTCATTTGCATTTTTAATTAGTTTACTTGTAGTTTCGTGTGCGTATTTTTGTGTCTGATCTATTGGTAGGCCAAGATGAATTCCATATAAGAAACTACTTGCGAACATGTCGCCCGCACCCAGAACATTGCTTTTTGAAATAAACATGTTATCTTCGATATTGAATTTTGTCTCATATCTTCCATCAGATACCACACTGCTTTTATTGGTATGTAATATTACATATCCTTTGGTGTCCTTACACATGGTTGTAAGGTCTGCGTAAGCATCTTCATCTGCAATAAAAAAATAATCTAGATGTTGTAATAAGGAACTGTCTACCCTAGGACCTGCACAGACATCTGCAGATACAATACCTTTTAGATCTTTAAGCCAACTGATATCTTGTAATTTATTAATGTACATGGCATGGGATATCTTGGATTCTTTTATTATTGGTGTTTGGGTTTTTAGATCTGGCACAAAGTTAGAATATCTAGTGCTGGAATCTCTGTCAATGTAAACTATGGCTTCACCTATTGATGTTGGACACATTCCGATATCTATATCACTACCAATAAGTTTGAATGTTCTCCACATGTTTGCCATAGCACCCAAGGTTTGTCTTTCTTCGAATCCGTCAAAAATTCTGTCAACGGTCATGTGCCCATATAAAGTTATATCATGCATTAAAATTTTTCCTTAATGTCAAGGTCATATACATTGTCTATATGTGCAGATAGTTTATATTTAGGTAGTAATTTTCTTTCTCTTAAAGTATCAAACAACGACATTACACAGTTATGGCCTCCCACTTCAGGTAATATATCGTCTACTACTTCTTGAATTTCTTCAGGACAATCACACGGTGCATATTTGTATTTTACTTTTTCCATTATACCTATATCGAATATGTCGTCTCCTACAAATACTATTTCGTCTGTTGTTACTTTATATTTTTTACAAATTTCTTGAACATAATCACCCTTGTCACGATGTGTGCCATCTTTCCGGTTTATTATTATATCTATGTTCCTATTTTTTGCTATCTTCTCATTGAATGGATCGCCCGATAAGAATAAAACTTTTATACCCAGTGCTTTAAATCTTTTTATTGCTGTCCAATCTTTGTCGCAAAAAGTTTTCATTACTACATCACCATCACGGTTGTAATATTTCTTGCCATCTGTTAACACGCCATCTACGTCTAGTATTAACAATTTAATCATCAAACTTCTCCACGTAATCACTGCAAACACCTGCAAATTTATATACGTCCGCCGGATGTAGTTCTTCTGGGTGTACGGCGATTGTATACTTGCCACCGGGTTGTCCTGGGTATGCCCATATCCAACCTTGTGAGGTTAGTGTGTATTTGTCGGACGTATGATAAAAACAATGTATTCCTGCCGCCACCATTGCCTCTAGAGCATTAAAACTTTTAGCATGGCACCATAATAAATTATCTCTCAACCATTGCAAGGTTACCGCTTCCTGCGGTTCGTCGTGGCCAAGATAAAACATCTTGCCGTCCCATTTGCAAACATCTATCTCACAATGATATCCTTTTTTAAGTGCGGCTTCTATGTACTCCACAGTGTTTTCCTTTTCGGGTTGCCTACCATTTGTATTGCCACGATGTGCTATGAGAATCATTTGATACCTTTGTCTGCGAGAAATGTTGTTATTTTTTCTTGTTCTTTCATTTTTTTATGTCCTGCGGCATGGAAAAAATAAATTTCTGGATGTCCTTTGAAATGGGCTCTTTTATAATTATAATATTGATGCATTCTAGTTAAAGGCACTTTACTCTTTATGCAGGCCCATATCAAGATGTGCCCATCATGATCGTTTAGTTCTTTAAATTGTTCTATGTACGGTTTCATTATGTCTCTTGCAGTTTTTGTCAAAATAAAAACTCCCGGTTGGAATCCATACCATTTTACTTCATCTAGTTTGCACTTTTTCAGTAGTCCGTGATACACATGATCAATCTGATCCGGCTCTGTGGCCATTTGGAATGCAGGATGATTGCAAACTTTAAAAGTGTCTAATGTTTTATAGTTTTGGAATATATCAGGTGCATCTGGCATTGCAAACACATCACAATCCACATACATGATTTCGTCGTATTCTTCCCACCACGAATCGTCTAACCACAAATCAAATCTTTCAAACGTAGGATGTTTGAAATTAATTTTCTTTTCGCTGATTCTTTTGAAATCGTAACCGTACTTGTTTGCATATTGTTCAAAACTTTTTGTGCTTAATTCTACCAGTTTGTGTTGGTCCTTTTCTTGCAGGAGATTGTTGTATCCTGGATCGGAATAGTCAGAACTTGGGATCCAATATTGAACTATGCATTTTTTCATTAGTACTATTATATTAGTTATTGATGAATTTTTCTAGCCTAAATCCTTTAGAATCAAAACATTCAACGTAGTCTGAATTGTTAGAGTGCCGTATAGTTCCCTGTCCCCATACCACATCGTGATCACTGTATGCAAATGCTTTCTTTATGGTGACGTCTATGTATTGTCCATTACCAACTCCTAGTGTTAAGAACGTTACATATCTACCTTTGTCTCCACGGAACACTCTGCCGTTTGCTATCATTCCTGCAAACTCTACCTTGTCAAGATAAAGTTCTTTCACGTACATACCTGGCATGAAGTTATCTTGACTCCACCAACCATATTTTCTATACTGGAATTCTGGTGTGTCCCACTTATCCGATTTGCTTGGTGTTACAACTTCTATACCCACACGCTTGGCTTCTGTTCTGTATACCCAGCGTTTGTATGAACCTTGGCAATGTTTTAAACACGATTTCCAAAACTTTTCTGGGTTGTGTGCCTTCTGGTATGCAAGTGCCCATATCAGTCTACCTAAATTTACTGCGTGTGCTCTACACAAACCAAAACCAGATAATGATTGTAGCATGGTGATTATTTCATCTTTGCGTGGATGATTGCCAAGCCTTGAAATGAACTCCATAATCTTTTCTTCGTTCTTTTTGGCAAACGCTCTACGATACATGTCGGCTTCATACTTGTCTATGTCTAACACTTCTGATATCCTGTCTATGGCATCATCCTCATACACTATTGTGTCACTTATACGTTCTTTGCTCCAATCATGGAACATGGTTGCTTTCTTACGTCCAGATATAGCAACAGGTCGTATCAGTGCTGTGCCAAAGACACAGTCACGTCTACCCTTTGGTTGTATCGCCCTGAACAATCTTCTCATGGCTGGACTCTCTGCCTGTGTCACTCCCAACACATCTCCTCTGCACAAAAGGTCCGAGGTAGCGGCATCTTCCTCCGGATAGTCTGTTAGTTTCATTGTTGGGTCTATCTCTATGAGTTGTGATAAACCACGATTGGCTAAAATGTCCACCTTGAGGTGTTCTAGGTCCTCCACTTCGTTTTTGTCTAGTAGTATTTGATTCTCCGCCGTGAACAGGCTTTTTGGTAGTTGTCTTTGAAACATTAGTATTCCTCCGCAGTGTTTTGATATGCATCTTTTCTTGCCTTTCAATTTGTTTTCGATCCTTTTGGCTTCTTTGGTATCGATGCCAAGAGAATCATATGTGAACCTGCGGGGTAGGTTACCCTTTACACCCAAACGTTTGGCCGCCTCACGTCTTGCTGATTTATCTTGATAGAGCACGTAGTTAGATATCCTAGCACTGCGTCCGGGCCACTTCTTGAAGATCCTCTGCATGACCTCATCCTGTCTGTGATGGGGGAAATCTATGTCCACATCAGGTAGGTCGTCCCGGTTGGGATTGAGGAATCGTGCAACGGGTATGTCCCACTCCACTGGGTCCACATCTGTTATGCCCAATAGGTAACAGACTAACGATGAACCAGCACTACCACGTGTCATGTGCGGTATGTCTCGGGTCATTGCTATGATGTCACATATTTGTATGAAGTAGTCTACGAAACGTAGTCGAAGGATGATTTGAGTTTCCTCGGCGAGCCTTTGCGTGTATTTTTCTGTGCCTGGACATTGCCTAATGAATCTATCGTACAGCCTTGTTATGTCGTTTAGTTCTTTATCTTTCATTTGCCTATGCTTTTATATTTGCCTGTGTTGCCTTGAGCAAATATATTTATCTGCGTATATTATTTTGGATATTTTTTTGGTTATTGTTCTTCGTCTGAATGGAGTTCGTTTAGGAGTTGTCTTAGTTTTCCTCCCTCAACAGTGGCTTTGACTTTGCCAATAGTATCTCCTTTACGAGGATCCGGAACATCGGTTCTGGCATCTTTGGGTGTGCCATCTGATGCTGACACTTTTGAAGTTTGTTTCAAAGAATCATATATTGTACTTCTCTGTTTGTCAAACTGTTTGTATTCCGGATCATCTGCTAGATCTCTTATTCTCAAACTGTCCACATCAAACTCCAAGTCTACTTTTTGTCCAACACCAGAACTAGATCTGGTCTTCATGAACTGTATCTGATATCTGCCACGTTCCTTCATTGCCCTACTCGTGAATATACCTATGACATTGTCAGCAGTTTGTATCTTAGATAGTCCACCTGATATGTGAGAGTGATCAAACTCTATCTCTTCTACAGATGCCCTGTTCAACTGTGATGCTGTTGCCAGTATACATTGTTTTTCCACAACCAAGTTTCTTAGTTCTTCTGACACATACTTGTCTTTGATGAATAAGTCTGCAGGAGAAATCCTTTTGCTTTTTGGCATCATTAAATCCAGATAGTCAATTAGTATGCAGTCTATTTTCTTTTTGTTTTTAAGTTCTAATTCTTTTAGATATGTCCGTATGTCCAAGACAGTGCTACCACTTGGTAGATATTTGATCTGCAAAGTTCCAGACTTCTTAGCCATCATCTTCACTTTCATCTCAACATTGTCTATCTCAGGAAAAACTTTACGTGTTGGAATGTTAGTCATCATGGCATCTAATCTCATGGCAGTGAGTTGCTCACTCAATTCAAAAGATATGTAACAAACGTTCAGACCAGCAGTGGCCCAGTTAACCGCAAGATTCTGTAAGAACAAACTCTTACCTGCGCCTGATCCACCTGCAAAGATGTTTAGTTCTCCACGGTTGAAACCGCCAAACAGTTTCTTGTCTAAGTTAGCCCAGCCTGTGCTGATCTGTCCGTTGTTCGCCTTGAGTGCCTCTAGTCTTCCCTTTGGATCCTCAAAGTAGTCTGTACCAAGATCACGTGTCAGTCCTACATTGACTGCGTCCTTGACCATGTCCTCAACAGGTGCATAGTCTCCCTTCTCCAGCAAGTCTGCTGATTGAAGTATTGCATGTTCTAGTGCCTTGTGTCTTGAAAAAGTTTCAAATTCATCCAATAGCCAATTGAAGTGGCTTGGGTCTAAATCTTTTGCTGATTTTAATTTGATATCGTGTTTTGCATTCACCTGTTCTACATCTGGCATAACTTTATACTCATCCATGTAGTCTTTTACAAATTTTGCAATTGGTTGTAGTTTACGATCAAAGGATTCAGGTTTGAATATGTTCTGAGCTCTAGCAAATGATTCTGCATCTGCAAGAAGCATCTCTATGTATAGTTTCTGTACGTCAAAAGTATATTCAGCCATTTTTTACTCCACATTGTATTTTACAACATTCATGAGCAGAAGTAAATTGTTTTGTTGTATCAAAGAACTCTTTTATTTCTTTGTTGTTTAATATATTTTCCAGTGTGTTGTTTTTTATGTTTAACTTATTTTTTCTTGGAGAAAAAACACTTTTATACTTGTATCTATAGGTGCCCATCCAACAACAAGGGTAGAAGTCCCCTTCGGCATCTATGTATAGTTGCCAACTTGGTAATTCATTTTTGATACACATTGGTTGCATTTTTGCTTGGTATTCCGGACTGATAAGAACTTGCTTTTGGTGTTTGTAATCACTGTGGACATATTCACTGTCTGGCATTAGATCTTTGTTGCCCAGCCATCTATCACTGTGCTCAACAAGGAAGTCATTGAATCCAAGGTCTTTGCTCATTTGTTTTGCTTCATACATTTGATGTTGATTATGTTTGAAAACAATAAACTTCCATATTGTCTTGAACCTTCTGTCTCGCAAAGTGTTAATAGCAGTCATTATTGATTTCCATTTTGCATTTTTTCTATATAAATGATTTGTGTCTTCAAGGCCGTCTATTGCAAATGTTATGCAATCCTCCTCGCCTAGTATTTCTTTTAATTTGTTCCACCATGTTTTGGTTTTTGATGATCCATTTGTGTGAATGTGTAGTTTACAGTTATTGTCTTTTAATCTTTTACAAAGTTGTAGAAATTTTGAATGGTATATTGGATCGCCGTTGTTGCCACACATTTTAACCTCAGCGTTTGTTCCAACAAATTTTGCCACGTGATCAATATTAATCTCGTGTAGATTTCTTTTTTTGAATTTTTCATAGAACCACGTTCTATCGCACAATGGACATTCCAATGTACATTTACTTGTTGGTTCGATGTGAAAACTAACCATACATTTTCCTTTTCAAGTCTATCTTGAACTTGTTTGATTCTGTTGTTTTTAATATTGTTTGTATTGTAAACAATCTTCCATACTTCATAACTGCGTCGGCAATATCATTTATATTGTCTTCCCATTCTGGAAAAGCAACACTCCATCCAAATTCTATTGCTTGATTAATAAGTTTTTCGCCTGGAGCATCTCTATCTGGTACAACAATAACTTTTTTGCCCAATCCATTTATAAGTTCTCTTTGTATATCATTTATCTCCGATCCAAGGATACTCACACCAGAAATGGTAATTGCATCGAATGGACCTTCTGTAACTATTACAAATTTCCTCGTCCAGTCCTGTGCATCCATATTGAACACATATCCTGGTTGCACATCTGTGTAGTATTTCACCTTGTCAGACTGTTCAAAAATTCTACCTGTGAATCCTACTATGTCTCCACGCCAATAAAACGGAATCAATAATCTTTTATCAATGTCCCAGTGTTTGTCAGACGAGTACATGAAGTCATACCAGTCTGCTCCTATACCCCTTCCTGCTAGATAGTTTAATAGATTATCAATTTTATTTTGTTGTTCTGTTGGCATCGTTCCCACTGTATATTCTTCTAGCCATTCACCTAGTGATCTTGTATGCTTTGGCAATTCTCTTTTCTTGAATGTAACAAATTTTTTCTTTTCAAATTTTACATCACCCTCTTCTTCTCGCATGGCTTCGATAGCCAGTTTACGTATGGTATCATCGGGAATGCCAATATATCCCATAAACTGTCTCATCTTATATGTAAGTTTTCTACCTATCACATAACTTGCCTTGAACCCACAGTTGAAACAATGATAACTTACTGTGCCATCCGCACTTGTCATTATACCACCACGTTTTTTCTTGTCTGCCGTTTCGCCATTATGTACACAACAGGGTGCATTGAAAGATGTCCAGCCACTGGGTGTTTTTTTCCTACCCGCAGGCAGGCTCGTCAGAATAGTAGATTGGATCAGGTTCATACCCTATATTTTACTGTCTATAAAGGATTTTGTCAATACGGCCTGTGGTACCAGTTGTTCTTACCGCTTTGAATCTTACATTTTGGAAAACACCAGTAAAATTCAAAGTAGACACGCTTGAAGAATTGTCCAAATTTGAACTGGTAATATCAAAATAGTCATCGTCAGTTTCAGGGTCACTCTCCATTGTGCCCTGCACTGTGACTGTGCCAGAGAATGATTTAGGATATATTGCAATGGTATGTAAAGCCTTGTTGTTATTGATTCCTGGTTTTCCATCTATTGCACCTGAAGTAAAAGTATCGCTAGAAAGTGTAAACGCAGAAACGGATGTACTTGCTATAAACTGCGGATAGGCATTATCTAAAAGTTCTATTGTGCCTGATGCCGCATAACCGGTATCCGCATATGTAACTTCTCTGCTACCATCCGATTTCACTTCACGCACTGCAAAGTTGTAAAATTTTGCATCTAAAGGCAAAAGGTCCCCCTCAGTAATAGTACAAGAAGCATCACCCTTGGTGCTGACTGTAGAACCATCATCTACAATAGTTAGGGTTTTGGTGATTACGGACTTTTTGGACTCAGAATCAATAATATTCAACTCGTACTCTTTGCCCACAATGTCCTGTGCTTTCTGATCCTCGTTCTTAAAGGTAAAATTTAGCGGATTTGACACCCCTCTGTGTAATGTTATACGTCTATCGTACACTTGCGAATTCCTCCCGTGGTAACCACTTACGTAGGCTATTACCAACTGTGATAGTAAATACCTTGATACTGTTTGCATAATACATATTTAACAGTATTTATAGATAGAGCATGAACGAAATTTTTAACACATTAAGGGATAAATTCCCTTTTTTATCCCTGATTCGTAAGGGCGAGTTGGAATACGTTGGTATTGTACAAAATGAGGATAACAACGTAATCAGTTTTTATGATTATGGCAGGCTCATGTTACCAGCAGACAAGATGAGATTTCTTAAATGTGGAGAGACTTGGTGGCACGAGTCCAACAGGAAGTTACCAATCAATATTTTCCTAAAGGGTGATTTCAGATATTTCCGTACCACACTGGTTACTCTCAATTCTAAAGACATAGAAATTGTTCACGGCCCAACCGTCAAACTGTCTGAAATTTCAAAGAAACGGGTGAAGAGACGGACTATCCAATTAGTTAGGAGACCTACCTAGTCTTCTTTATTTCAGGAAGTATAGCACCTGTTGTAAGATAGTGTTGTGTTAAGGGACTATCTGGTTGGTAGCCATATGGATCCTTTTTAGAAGCGGTGGATTTTTTAGTACGTGATTTGGATTTTTTCTTTCTAGTTTTTTGATATCGCATCAAAACTATATTTATGATGTTTCATCTGTTTTACCCTTGTAGTATCCTTTATCGGACCACTTCTCATTCTTCCTGAATAACGGTATAGGAATTGTGAGGTTTTTGATGAACTGTGCTCTCATGGTTTCTATGTAATCCATATTGTGTATCTTTAGATCTAGCCATTTGCAAAGCCTAATAATTTCCGCAGAAAATTTTTGTCCTTCCCAAAAAGAAGAAGCATCAAACATAAAAGGATTGTCAGACTGCAATAATCTTTCCTCATATCCCGTATAAAATTTTTCTGCTCCCTTGGTCCTAATATCCAATATTTTTTTATCATTTACCATCATCACATGCTTTGCATTTGTAAAGTGAGAAATATTTTTCCTATACTCGTTGTAATGGGCAATAAGAAAAAACTTGAAGCGTGTTTGGTTTGTAAGGTCAATAAAGAATTGATTGGTCTTATTTTTTTGTTTTTCAAAGTCGTCTTGTGATGAAAATCCATATACAACATTTCCGTGATCAAATTCTATATGACTTTGGTGCTTATCAGACAAACGCAATAGACTCATACTTGCTTTGAAACTTTGTTCTTCTGTCCAATCGTTTTGAAATTTATTTTTAGCATACACTTCTAATGGATGTAGGCAGTTGGTATCCAAGGCTAAACAACTTTGTAAAAATTTACCACCTGCTCCGGGGTTGAATGCAATTATTATTAAATTTTCGGTGTCCGTATTGAATGACATAAAAACATTATACGCTAAAAGTTTTACGTTTTATTAAATTCATTTGTACAACAATAGCCTGTGCGTATGCAACTGCGTGAGACTTCTTGAAGAAATAACTGCCATCGGATGGTTTGATCCATACATCTTTCATGATGTCTACCCATTGCTTGTCAACAAGATATCTTTTTGCAGGCCTTATTATTGCAAGTACAGCCGCTAGTTGTTCAATACTTTTTGGTTGAAGTTTTGATACAATATTGAAATGACCGTTAAGATGAAATAGATCATCAACAGTTTTTTGATCTTTCAGCATGTCCCAATCTGGTTCCTGTATCATCAGTTCAACTAGTTCCTGCTCTGATTTGACTTCTTTGTATATGTTTACATTTAAACAATCGATTTTAAAGTATCCTCTGTCCTCTGCCTGTTTGTAATCAAGCGATGAGTGTCCTGTCACAGGATGTTCCGGAACAGCATGAAAGTACACGCCTGTCTTGTGCTTCTCAGTTTTGTCCTCTTTGATTATCGATGCAGGAGTGTGCCTAAATAATTTTAGCACTCCGTCTCTGTCATAAAAATCTATATCTACATCAGGCATTAGTGTACACTTCCTTTTTGGTTTTTATTGTGTTCAATTAATTTGTCACGTGATCCTGGTTGTAACACTTCTAACACGTCAAGTAATTTTCTATATCCCTCTGTTTTCAATATTGCCTGATTCATTTGCGGCATTATCACTCGTCCTATCGAGCCATCTGGTTTTATTATTACTGCACAATCTCCCTCGTCAAATTCTAGATTATCTGATATCTCTAAATCTATCTTAGACAATTTTGGCCTCCCTTGCTGTGTCCTGTACTAGCATATGGTCAGCAGGATAACTCTTTAGTTTGCTTGGCCAAAAACTTGGGTTTATAAATCTTTCTATCATTTGTAATTGTTCGTCATTAAATGATTTTAACATCCTTTTGCCTGCGTTGCAACCTAACAACAGCCACGGACTTATCTTACCTTGCTGGATGTGTTGCACTGCTCTGTTTGTGTTGACCAATCGAAAGTAATCACTCCATTGTGCATTTTGTTCTTGTGCCCAATCCATCATGGTTGTAATACTTCTTTGTAGTGCGGCTTCCACTGGTTCTGTTTTAATTGCTTCTATCAAATATGTTTCGTACAAATCATCTCTTGCCCAGTGATCTAATTTTATTTTAGATTTCAAAACAAAGTCTATGTACTTCTCTGGATACAATGGATTAATATGCATAATAAATCTACCGAATTTTACAAACGCATTGTAGTAAGGACTTTTAACAAATTCATCATATGTTTTTATTTTTGAATTTTTTTGGTGTATTTGATAGAAACGTTGGAATACCATAAACGCATTAACTACCCATTTCTCATCTTTTTGTAGATATCTTCTTTTTGGTTCACACATATGAACTTGTAAAGTTCTTTCTCTTGTAAATTCTTTACCGCAATAAGGACATTTATATTTTTTTGTCGATGCCATGTGCTTCTAGTAACTCCTCTAGTTCTCGATCTGATATTACAGTGTCTAATGTTTCCAGATCTGATTCTTTCCAGTTTGGATATATTTCTTGTAGTTTTTTTAAACTTTTATTTGGCACCCGCTTCATTGGTTTGATCCAAGGATGGAATTGTTGTTGCAAGGTTCCACACATAGCAGTAAGTATCCATAATAATTTTTTATGTTTTCCTAGTGTGAAGCAGTGTTTGTTAACGCACTCATTAACCATTTCCACATAGTGTTGTACGTAGAACGGGTCTTTCGATGAGCAACTAGAAACATACCTCATAAGCATATAAGGTGAGTACAATGATCTTTCCTTGTCATCGATCCTGTCGAAGTAGTCTTTGTTCCGAAAGTCTACTGCTTTCAGTCCGTTTCTCAAATCAAAAAATTTTCTATTCTTTTCTGCCGGCATATTTTAATCCAAACGCTGTACAGTGTTCTGGTGTTTTAAAAATTAATTTCATATATCCATGCATGTGGCTATATCCTGTTAACCCCATGCTCCCTTTTTGACTTTGCAACCAGCCAAAAAAATCTCTTGCCCATTCTCCTTGATCCATCCATACCGCTTTTTTGTCTGACGTGACCATTAATGGTGCCTTTATCTTGACTGTTTTCCTACCAGACCGAGCCATAATCTACCTGTTCACATTGTCTTGATATGTCTTTCACAAAATAGGCACACATCGGTTTTGGTCCGTTTCTTAACGGTACTGCCAACATCTGTCCAGATTTTATCTTTGGGAAGTACCATTTCACTTCTGTGTAAATGTCTACAACATCTATTGGCAAAAATTCTGGCTTGGCACTAGATAAAGGATTAAAAGTGAATGCATCAAATCCTCTGTCGTTTAAACTTGTGATAGGCAAAACATGCATCTCAGACTGTCCGGCTTCGCCAATCAACATTTTCCAATCAAGTGGCATTTTTATTTTGTAGTCTCCAATCTCCAACACCGCCGCCGGAGCATTAAAACTTTCTAAGAATATCAAAGGTATGTAAAAGAAATCCGGATTGGTAGGGTCTGAATTATCAAGCACCGCAAATCGTAGGTTTTCATCTACCCACTCTGGTATTTTTTCTAATTTGTATGTCCTATCGTCTAGTGTAAGGATTTTCATAATTTATTTTTTCTATATTATACGGGTAATTGGCTTCTTTGTAAAACTTTTTCCTTGCACCCAAGTGTCTTTTTGCAAACTTGCAACTACTGGTAATATCCCATATTTGCACACTATCTTTGTCCTCGGCTTTTCTGATACCACGTCCTATGCTTTGTATTACTCTAACAAAAGACTTTCCAGGTTCTATAAGAACCAAATTAAAAATCCTAGGAATATTAATGCCAACAGCGGCAACTCCATATGTGGCAATGATAACTTTATTTGTTGCAGTAGATATTTCATCATATTGTTCCTTTCTATCCATATTTTTTGTTGAGCCTGATACAAATACTGAATCTTTAATTTTTTTCTCTAACATTTCTCCTGCCGAAATTCTATCAACTAATATCAGTGTGTTTCCTGAAGTTGCAATATCTGTTATTGTTTTAGCCACCCAAGTCATCCTTGTTGAATCTGTTGTTAACCATTTTAGTTCTTCGGCATATGTTTTGAACTGAGGATGATCCTGTGTCTGTAAAACATTTACATGACAGTTAGCAAGTACACCTTTATCTTGCAATTCACTTGCTTGTATCCTGTTAGCAACTTCACCTATACTACATTTCAATCCCATAAACTCATAATCTGCTTTTGGTACTGTACCTGTTAGTCCCCAACGTATTCCACAGTGTGCGAATGGTCCAGTAAGTAATCTTTTCAACACATCTGCCTTTGCCATGTGAACTTCATCAATTATTACAGTCTGTATGCCATCGCAAAATTCTTTGAACTCTGTACTGTGTTCGTTTTTTGCTTTCTTCTCTAGAACATTTAGACTTTGCCAAGTTGCAATCGTATTGAACCTTCCAACTTCTTTTCGGTCACCATAGTAAACACCTGTGTCCAAGTTACAAGCAAGGAAGTCCTCTTCTGTCTGTGTCACAAGACTTTTGTTCGGCACAATAGTAATTGTTCTGCCGTATGGTTCAACCAACTGGCATAGTGCCGCAGTGATTATGGTCTTACCTGCACCAGTGGCGATCTCTTGTATGCTTTGTGGATTCTCAATAAATTTGTTTATTGTTTCCACTTGATAGTCCCTTAATTCTATTGGTTGTCCTGCACACGGATGTGTGTCTGGCCATGTGATATGTGATAGATAATTTTTGTCTACTGCTTTGAATTCGAAATCGTGTTTTTCTCTTTGGTCCTCAACGTCAATGTACACCCCACCTTCGTCTAGTATTGGAATAATTTGGTCTACTAGGTTGAGATAAGTTGTACCACCTAAGCCAAAAAAACTTACTTTGCCATCCCATCTGCCTAGTTTCACTGCTGGTAGATGTCTTGCATATGGAATCTCATATTTGAATTTATTTGATAATCTCTTTCTCCATTCGAGAGATAGGTTCTCGAACTTCACATTTACTTCATCTCTTATTACTAATTTACAACTGCTCATTCTAAAGTTTTACTATAACACGATCCTGCCATTCCCAACTGCTTGGCTGATAGTCACTATAATACAACTTTTTTGGAAGATTTTCAAGTAGTCTTTTTAGATTTTCAGTACCAGCCGCATAGTAGCCTCCGCCTAGTGCAAGGAGTCCTGCTTTTGGTTTTACCTTACTCTTCATTAAAGATCTTGGTATCCTATTACGGACAAATATAATTTTTGTTTTGTCATCAATAAATTTAAATTGTTTACTCATCTGATGCAGTTCGAAGACGTTTTCAAAAAACTCTTTAGTCTCATGACTTGATATTAAAAGATGCTTATCTGTGTAACTATCTATGTCCTTTTTATATATAGGCTCTCGTACATCGAATCCCCACGAACATTGGTTTAATATATCTATACCATGCTTCTTGAAAGCATTCAACCATTCCCAAAATTCTTCTACTTCCTTTTTCTCGTGCAGTTCACTGTGACAAGGCATTATGATCGGAAACGCATCTAGTTCTACCAATGCCTTGACAACTTCGCTTTTGGAATGTGTCTTTGAGTCTATCCAAAGTTTGTTATTATTGTTGTGTGCAATTCTGCCACCAAGTATTGTGTCGCTAGTGACGTGTAGACCTTTTGTAGAAATATTAAAATTTTTCAAAGCATCGACTTGATGTAAAACTTTTTTGTTTTCGTAATTGTTTTTCCAATACTCTTGCAAAGATTCTGGAGCGTTCTCTACAATGATCTGTCCTGCTACTAGCCTTGCCGATGGCTGTTTATATCCTTTCACGGCTTTGACAATGCGGTCATAATCTTTTATAAGGGAATCGTCTGTAAATTTGAAATCATATCTAGCACCTATCAACGTGATGTAATAGGCAGTGACATCGGAATGTTTCAAAGTCCACTTCTTGGATTCGCCGTCATACATGGCATACATACCAGGTAAATTTTTCCTATCCTTTAAGCATCTGATTAATTGGATTATTTTTTTATTGTATGGAAATTTCATTTCAATTTTTTCTTCTCCATCGTCATCGGTATATTTCTCAATGCTTTTTTCAAAACTTATTACTCGGAAATCGCTGTCATATTCTGGTTTATCGAGCAAAGGTTTGATATCCATTCCATGTGCTTGGAACTTTGTGAGGTATCTTTTAAGAATTACCAACGCCAATCTCGCCTGTTTTTCGGTCCAGGCATATTGTGATTCTGCCAGTGATGTTACAGTGGCTTTATCTTTGGGGTGTGGCTTAATATGACTCTTTTGAGCATCTGACCAAAAATAATCGTTATATGCTAGTATTTTAAGTGCTTCGTTAATTGTTTTTGGCAAATCTGTGTGCATATTGTCCATAGTATTTTAGATAATTATTAATATAGTATAGCATAATTGGTAATACTGTCAACCATGAAAAGAACTAAAAACAAGAGCGTTAATGTGAGAAAACAACTTAAAGTTAAGTTGGAAAATACTCTGACTAGACACAAAAATATAGTTGGTTTCAAACCAACTGAGCAACAGGCTTATCATTGGTTCGGTGTAATCAACAGAGGATTATTCAACAGTAGATTACCAAGAGTGCCCCTGTTTATTAGAAAACTACACAAGGATTGGGGAAGATGTGTTGCAGATTGGGATAATAGAAAATGTAGAAAAGGCACTTTTGATCAAAGGATCATCCCATACAGCAAAACCAAGGTACATCATTATATAGAATTACACTGTAAATTTCCCACTTGGAAAGATTTTATTGAAACACTGGCACACGAAATGGTACATCTGTATCAGATGTCTTGGTTGAAAGATCCCTACTCAAATCATAATGCTAACTTTTTTGCTTGGAAGAATAAATTTAAACTTGCTGGCCTAAACCTAAGCAGGTGTTAGAATTTTTTCAAATTCCTTATAAGATATAACTTTGCTGTTTCCTAGGTCTGTGCCTGTTTGTAAGTGATGCATGTATTCAGGCGGATTGTCATGTACCACAGTGTAGTTCACGTAAGGTCTCATTTTAAGCATATCTCTGAACTGTTTTAACCATCCATCAAAGATTGTGTCATTGTTTCTCTCACCATAGTTCTCTGTGTCTTGATATATGTTATTAAGTTTTCCGTGGCCGTACTCTCTGAAATCGTATCCTATCAAGTATATGTTCTTGTGACCATGCACACCCGCAGTCCAGAACGCCTGGTTACCTGATATCCAGTGTGGATTGTTTGGTATCAGATGTAATTTTGGTGGGCCACCCCTAGGATGTCTGTTGACTTCGAGTGAGGGGGCATAGTGTATGCACTTGTCATAAACCTGGTCCACGACCATTTGTTGAGTCATTTTAGCATCAACGCTGAAAATAAAATCTGGAATGAAATCTCTGTACAGAGCATTGCAACCGTACGTCTGGCCTGTTGCTGGCAGTCGTTCTAAGTTGAAATCTTTACGAGAAGGTCCATTGCCGATGCAATATGCGTTGCCTCTTGGCACAGCCTTAACACGGTCTTCATAGAATGCAGTTTCTTGTATCTTCTTGCCTTTCCTTATTGTTGTATTCACCACAAGAGTCTCGCCTTCATACTTCTTCCATTCGATATAATCATTGTACTGTTTTCTAGGCAAAGGTCTTATTGTTTTCATTTAAGGTAATGCTCCTCTAGTCTTTTTTTAATTCTTTTCCATGGCAATCCTTTTTCTATCTCATCTGGAAACCATTCTGTGTATGATAACTTGTTTGCCCACGCTTGTCTATCGGGCATTACAGGATTATTGATATTTGCGAGAGAATGATTACCAACATCATAACACAGACTGCTTTCAGACACAAAAACCGGTATGCCATTTATCACCGACTCCATGGCTGGATTAGAACTATGGTTAACCACTGCCCAAGCGTCTTTTAGTATATCTTTAAAATTTGTATCGTCTATTGTGCTGGCGTCCATTATAGGACTTTGAAGAGTCACGTTGGGATATTTTTTGATATCGAATCCTACATTATTTCTTGGATGAGGCCT